CAATAACGCTGTTCCAACCGGTCCCTTAGATTCTAGGGTTTCACCGAATGATCCACTATAGGATCCCGCTGTAGCATATCCCTGCTTGGCTGTGGAATAGGCAAAAATAAAATCTCCGATATTGACTGAGCCCCTCATTAAAACTTTCCAGGGCAGCCCGTTGACTGCTACGGTGATCCAGTTACCAGCCCCTGAAGGTCCTCCTGTCACCACTGGCCCCATGACATTGTTATCGTCAAGCGTTGTGGTTGTAACCGCTGCCCTTGAGTTTGCTGAATCATTCGCAACCACGTCCCCCTCTACCAAAGAGCCCCCGCTTCGATTTTCTACTCTTACGACTTCACCTGGAACGATCCAGCAGTTCCCGTCGTAATAGAACATCTTGCCGAAGGTCGTGCACCAGCAGGAATCTCCCACCCTGGCGCCCGAGATTGCTTCCATGTTCGCCTTGGTTTGAGAGCCCCAATGTCCTCGGCCTGCGTAGATCAGCGCCGTCTCACCGTCGTTGACCTTCAAAAATTCGTGCTTTTCTCCACTGAATGAAGAGGGGGCGTCTGGCAGCTCCAAAAAGTCTGTCTGGTGAGGATTTCCAGAGGTTACCTGCGAGTGAGTATAGGCTGCCTTTGCCTGGGCTGCTGTGACCTGGTTCGCTCCGCCATAGTCAAGCGCCTGGTCGGTGTCCTGGGTGTGGAACTCATCGATCTGGGCCTGGCTAACAAACTTGTGAGTCGTTGCGCTGTCGTCCAGATCGTCTGGGTCCAGAACAACCACGCCGGTCTGAGTGTTTACGGATTGGACCGAGTCGTCTGCTGGTATTCGCTGCCATACTGATCCATCATAGATCAGAGTGTCGCCTATTCCCACAGTGATCGACCCAGATCCGAAGTCTCTTGAGCCTGCAGTGCTGCACCTGTAAAAATCGCCGTTTGTCCCTGTACCGTCTGCCAATGTTGGAGTATTAGTCAGAATGTCATAGGCGCCTTTGTACTCCATAGCCGAAGTGGGCAACTGTCCGAAAGGCAGCCTCGCTGTAGCGTCCAGCGTGGCGACTCCGTTGGCTGCTCCCTTCTCAGCAATAGGAATGTAGGCACCCGCCCCAATACTGAGAGTTTGCCATGCAGCTCCGTCCCAATAGGTGAACTCGCCTGTATCTGAATTGTAGATCAGCTTGCCAACTACCGGATCGGTGATCGCCGAAATCTCGGCAGCCGTTAACTGAGGGGCATTAATTCCGCCTGGTGGTCGCATGGTCCCCCCTTATGTGTCGTCGCGTCGTATTTTGACGATTAGCTGAGCAGGCGTTCCCGCCGGCGCCGCGTCAAACGACACTACAAACTTGATTTTATCAGCGTTCAGGTTGTCGAAATCAAGCCACGCGTTCTCGGCTGTCACCCCTGAAAATTCAACCGTGGGATTGTCAACCATGGCATTTTGATCCAGGCGGTAAGCTGCCGGTGTGATATTAGTCCAGGCATCGATATCGACGACAGTGTCCCCCTGATCCGTCTGAGCTGGTTTAATGTCCGCAAAAACAGACACGCTCATGGTGACGTCGGCCGCGCCGGTGTGTCCTCCCACCGCCTTAATAAGCGCAGAGAAGTCCTTTTTCTGGTCCATAACATCGCCAGCAATGGGGACCTCAAATTCGATGTCGTCCCCTGAGGTGATGTTCAGATTGGTATAAAGTTTCATAGTCGGCTCCTTAAGGCGATGGAAAAACGGTTCAGGCTACTATCTAGGATTTCTTGCCCTTACCTGTTTTCTTGCCCGTGCCTTTCTTGGCTGTCGGTTTCTTTGCCGGCGCCTTGGCCTTGGATTTCGGCTGTGCCTTTTTTTTGGGTTCCTTTTTCTCAGGTTCTGGTTCTGGTTCTGGTTCTGGTTCTGGTTCTGGTTCTGGTTCTGGTTCTGGTTTTTCCTCGGGTTCGTCGTCGTCGGTGTCGTCGTCTTTCCCCTTGGAAAGCTCCTCATCGACGTCAAGCGGTTTTATTTCTTCGTCTGGTGCCTGCGGTTTCGGTGCTGGTGGCTTGTCCTCAGGGACCACCTCGACGACCTTGTTGGCCTTCTCACCGAGGTCGAGTTGCTGCTGTGGCTTCTCGTCTTCGTCTATCGGCCCCCGTAGCTGCAGGACTGCCCGCGCGCTGGTCTTGCCGCCAGCCGCGCGCCGGTCTGCCTCTGCCTGAACCATGTCGACGAGTTCTTTTCTGTTTTTGAAAATCCAGCCTTCGAAAACAGGAATGTGTTTTTGTAGAGGTTGACCCACGTTAGGCGTGCCGTCGGCACTCCGTCCCATGATATAGTCAAACTGTTCCTTGGTAACCTCGACAACAGGCGACGGCTTGAACGGCCTCTTAGGCGTGGCATCCCCTGCGATGAACTGCAGCTTCCACTTGCCGGCCGTCCAGTTCCTTCGCAGAAATCCAGCCCCCTTGTTGTACTCTCGCATCCTGACTGCGTAAATTTTGCCCATGATCAAAACTCCTTGCCCCAAAGTTAAAAACGGGGGGCCAATCAGAGCTTTGGGGCAAAGACTTCACTGACCAGCCCCCCATAGGAGTTAACAAGCCCGAGGGCTCAGTAACTACTCAGAGAATAGAACTGCTTCAAACGTGTAACCCGAAAGGTCCGTGGACGCTGCGCCGTCACCGACGTCCTCGCCTGTTGCTGGATCAACGATCATCAGCTTGGGATCGTCGCTTCCCTCGTTCACTGTCGTGGGGAACAGATAGACCGCGTTTGCAGTTCCTCCGGTGATCTCCAGAGAGGCGTCTGCACCGTTTCTCTCGGTCTTCACCGTTACCTGGGCGCCGTCGTCGTAGGCATGCAGCCCCGTCTCCGCCTCGATTGAGGCTGCCAACTGGGCCCGCGTGGTGTGAGTACCTGACAAGGTCAGGGTTTGCTCTGCTCCGCCGTTCAGCTTGTAAATGATCGTTTTTGTGTCCTGGTCTGCGACTGGCCAGCCTGCGGCCGCACTCTGCACCGTTGCCGGAGTGTGAACGATCCTCGGGGTGTATTGCGGATTTGCTCCGTAAGTCAACACACCCATGCAGCCGATCGCCGTGACGTTCTTGCCGATTGCAGCTTGCAAAGCCGCGTTGGCATCCGAGCCACCGTCTGGGTAGGTCACATCCCCCGTGAATCTTATATAATCCACGAAGGTGGCCTCGGCGCCACTGGCACCCATTTCAGCTTTGACTGTTACGTTTCCTATAGTCATTTTTTATCTCCTTGGTAACCTTTTGTTTAGCCTACCCCCCTGACTCTAAGAGTCAAAGGGGATGAAACCACGGCCGCTTTTATATGGCGATGTTGTAAACCGTCGCCGCTGCCAGATCCTCTTCGAGTGCGCAACCGACTCTGAGAGAAATAACCATGTAGGTCTTTCTCGCCAGTGCTTTGCGCTCGAACTCCACTCGGATATTTCGATGCCAGCCGCCCACGAATTGCTTCGGGTTCAGCAAAGCCTCTGTGGTTCGGCTGCCTGGGCTTTGATTCGTTGGCCACCTTGGAATGTTGACCATGGGGATCCCCAGGGGGCTGGATCCGGTCTTTTTCTCCAAGAGGAAGTCACCGAGGTTCGTCTCCCTGTCGGTCAAGCTCTGGCGGTATTTCCGCTCTGTTTTGAAGGCACCGAGCCAGCGGAGCTGAGCCTCGTCGGCCTCGTACCATTCCTCTGGGATCGCGTCCATGCCCTGCATTGCTAAGGCGGTATCCCAGTCGGCTGCCAGCCCGTCGACGGTGTTGCTGGTGATGAGCCTTAGCAGTCCGTCGAACAGTGCGAGATCGGGATCGGCCGAGGTGGTGTCACCGTTCACGAAGTTGTCCTGTACGTCGACAGCTACTTTCTTCCTCATGTAACCCTCGACGGTGTTCCACAGGGCCTTTCCTTCGACGTTGTCCTCGAGCACAGAGTCGGACAATGGAACCACCGAGATCATTTCTTTGGTGGTCAGGACCACTTCGTCAGTGGTCGGCGCCACAAAGTCCGCGCTCGGCGGAGCCTCTGACTCAACCGCAGCGTGCAGGACACGACCGGTGATCGTCAGTTTGGGGAACTTCTGCTCTGGTTCTGTCATCATGACTGTGCGCATGATCCTGAGCAGGGGTGCACTCGACACGGCGCCGACTATGAATTTTCTCGCCACCTTGGGGGGCAGCAAACCTCCATTATCGAGCTCGTTTGAGAGCATCTCGACCTTTTTCATTATTTCAGCATTTCCTAGCATTGAATCCTCCGTTAGAGTTCAGGCGATAAATCGATCGACGCGTTGCGCTCGTCGTCTGGCTCGTGGTCGGTGTCGATATTGATCTCGCCAGGGATCATCGACTGCGTTGAGCCTATGCTGGTGTTCAGTCTGGCGATCTCTGCCTCCAGTTTGGTGACCGTTTTTTCGAGTTTGTCGATCGTTTTGTCTTTTTGCATGGATTCCTTTTTAAGGGCCTCCATGATTTCCTTGAGTTTGGGGTCGTCCGATTTGTTGACTGGCTCAGCGACTGGCGCCGGCTCGTCCTCGGTCTGGCCCGTATTTTCTTCGCTGCCTGATTCCTGGTTCCCTGCTGCAGGTTCGAGAGCTGACTTTGCCATTTCGAGCCATTTGTCGTCGTCGGTGGGTTCGAGGGATTTCTTGATCCCGTCTAGCCACTCGCCGGCCGTCTGCTCGTCCTGGCTGTCTGCTGCGTCTGAATCCGCGTTTTCAGGATCCGTGCTTGGAACGTCAGCACTTTTTTGAAGTCTGGTTTTCAAATCCCCTGGCAGCTTGCTGTCCACGGGGTCTTTGGGGTCGAATGTAACTTTTATTCCTGCGCTCAAAGCTGCCCTCACAATTCTCTCGTATACACGCGCCTGGCTGGATCCCTCGCTGTATGCAGAATAATTCTGCTTGAATCTAGCGATCGCGTTACGAGTCCTTGCTGGATCGGGCTTTGTATCGCCCTCATATGCCAGCGGATATTTGAGATTGACGGGATCTCCATAGAGCCTTTCTGTGGTCGGCGCGCCGGCCGGATAGCTCAGCGCTGATCCCTTGGTGAGTATTTCGATCCCGTACTTTGCAGCACGGGCCTTCTGTGCTTTTTCCTTGGCTTCCCTGGAAGCGTCTTTGCCTGGGACAGCTTTTTCGGTTTCCTCGACGACGATCTGGCCTATGTCGCCTTCTCCGTCCTCGGACTTCACCATTAAGAATTCCTGGTAGCCATTCGCTCCGCGAGTAACGATCGATAGCTCGTCTGTGAACATTTCCACGCAGCGCTTAACCTTTTTGGTTTTCTGTTTCTTAGCCATTGACAGGAACCTCCTCGGTGCGTTTTATCGCAGTGCCGCCCACGCTGAACGCGCCGAAATCTCCCTTTTTTATGGCTTCCCATAGCTCGTCGTTGTAAATGCGCAGGCGCACAAGCCAGGTGCCTTTCCGAATTTTGTGAGATTTTTTCCCGTTTTTAAAGACAAAATCCACGGGGGCCAAATAGCTCTCTAACACTGCGACATGAGGCGACACGTCGATCCGGTGCATTAGGCCGACGACCCCGCCATTTTCGAGCCACCTGTGCGCCGTTTTCCTGATAGCGTCCGCAGAATAAATCTCGTCCTGCTTGTCAGGATCCAGGGGGGCCCCGTTCTCACCGTCGTTTGGTTCGAGTGCAACCGAGAAAACCGTGCGTTCTTCCTCGTCTTCCTCGTCGTCGGTTTCTGCTTTAAGGATGTGCTCTTCAGCCGATTCAGGAATTACTTTTAGGCCGTTTTGAGAGATCAGGTCGTTTATCAGCTCTGCCTCTTTATTAAGGACCACAGACTCCTCATATTTGAGCACTCTGTCTTCGTCCTTGGGTGGCGATATGACAAGGCCTGATATGTCACCGATCGGGGTAACGGCCGTTCCCGTCGCAGGCTGTCCAATGGGATCGCCGGTGAACTTCTCCACCGCGTCGATGACCACAGCGTCGACGTCGCCAGCAATAACAGAGACGTTTTTCCCGTCCCTGTTAATGCCCCTGTATAGTCTGGTAGCGCTCAATTTCTCTAACCTTCTAGGCCAGGCAGCAGCTCGGCGTCCTCCTCGGTTCCCTCTGGGCGCTCAAGTGGTGGAGAAAGATCCGTGCTGTTGTCCCCCTCCTCTCCCTCGGCGTCGTCTGAGTCGTCTTCTGTGTTCTCCTCGGCGTCGTCTTCGGTATCGGTGTCGGTGTCCGCGTCGGTGTCGGCGTCCGCGTCGGTGTCGGCGTCGGTGTCGGCGTCCGCGTCGGTGTCAGTGTCCGTGTCCGTGTCCGTGTCCGTGTCCGTGTCCGCGTCTGTGTCCGTATCGGCGTCGGTATCCGTATCGGCGTCGGTGTCTTCGTCTCTTTTGTTCAAGAGATCGGTGACCGCTGCGACGGTGTCCTCGCCAGCTTCCTTGAGTGCCGAATCAAAATCCAGCAGCTTGGCAAAATCCTCTTTGGACATTGCGCCAACCGCTTCGTCCATTTGCGCAAAGTGGATCACGTCCAGGGCTTTTTGGCACTGATTCATCCTGTCTCGCAGCTTGTAGATCATTTCCTCTAGGAAATAAGCGACGCGCCCTGGTTCATCCGCCTTGGCGAGTGGTTTCAGCCCTTCTTTAAGAGCCTGCAGGGCCTTTTTGATTCCAGCGAGTTCGTCCCTGATCGTTTTGTTGACGTCCTCTGGGGTTTCGTCAACCTCGATCTCGATCGGGATAACCTGATCCATGGCTATGATCCCGTGCTCGCTGATACCCTTGTACATTTCGATAATCTCGAGATTCTTTGCCAGGGGTTCAGCCAGCTCTTTGTTGCCAGCCTTTACCGCTGCAGCCGCCTTTTCAATTAGCTCCTTGGCCTCGGAAAACTTGACCAGACGTTTCTCAAACTTCATTTTTTTCTCCTTAGATCGGTTTGTGACCGTCGAGCAGCCGCGCACTCGGCTGATATTCGATCCCGATTAAATGCAATCTGAGAGATGTTGGCAAGTGTCTTTCCACTTCCTTGAGTGCAAATTCATAGTCGCATATAAACTTTAGCACCTCTTTGAAGCAGAAATCTGTGCGCCTCTCGATCTCCCTGGTTGTCATTTTCTCGCTTCTTTCCTTAAAACTTTGTTTAACAGAGTTTCCTATCGCTAGTGTAACCCTTTTGATCTGAGTCGTGTCAAGTCCAATCCCCTGCAACATTTCCTGGGGAGACTTCCTTATAAGTATTTCCACGCTTTGCCCCTTTGTTTATGGCCAGTCGATTCCGGCCGAATCCATTTCGAACCCTATGCTTGGCAAAACAAGTCTCAGACCTCCTATCCAGCCCCAGAAACCGCGCCAGATCGGAACGTGTCCCTGGGAAGTATAGACTTGATTGCCTGAAAAATTTTTAAATTTCAAGACTGCATCCCGTAATATTTTGAGCTCCTCGTTTGTGCCAGCTTCGATTTTTGAGATTTTCGCTGTGGCTGTAAGAGGTCCCCCTCCGTTGAAAGTAACCTCGGCGATCCTCTGCTGGTCCGTTGTTCGTCTGATCGGGATCTTCATACAAATTGCCCCTCAATATACGACATCAAAAAAGCCAGGTGTCTGGGTGCGTTTTCCCACAGGAACCCCAGGTTAAATTCGAACCCGTCTGCGAGCGCCTCGAATGCTGTGGCACTCCATTCGTTTTCTGTCTCATCCTTGTCGACCCCTGACACGTTGCCGGTTGCCGCGTTGACCTTGATTTTTGGATCTAGCTGTCCATACAGGCGCCCACTGTAAAAGGACGGTGTTGCCGTATCCAGGTAGAGTTCTCCGTTGACGTTGTAAACCGTATCGCTCGCCAAGCTCTGGTTTCTGGCAGTGACCGCCGCTTCTCCGTTGTGGGCAAAGCTGTCAAAATACTTCGCAAATACTCTGAGAATTACCGCCCGCGCCTTAGGGGTGTTCATTTCCGGCAGGTAAAAAACATTTTCTTCCCTGTCCCAGTAACCCGTCGGCCGCCCTTTTGGAGTTCTGTTTAAAACTATCCTGGGAAGTTTCCGACGTGCGACCACCTTGAGCAGGCGCTCGGACAGAAAACCGAGGGCGTATTTCCGGATCGCGTAGGCCTGCGCCCTGGGCATGTCCCCCCGCTCTCGGTCTGCAGCCACCAGGGTGACTTCGCCTTTTTCCAGTTGTGTTTTGAGTTCAGCCTTTAATTCGTTGAGTCGTTTCTGGAATATTCCGCGCAGCAAAGCCCCCTTTTGTTTAGAAGAGAGATCCAGGCGCCCCCGTTTTCTGAACGCCTCGTTAAGAGCATTCTGGATCCGTTGCATGGAAGCTCCCACCCGTTTCTTCACCTGTGAACCGACAGAGAACTCCTCTATAAAGCCTTCGTCTGCCAGGAATCCAGCCTCTAAATCCACTGGATCGCCTATCTTCACCGGCCGTGAGTCCGTCGGTGTTCTAACTGGTACAGCAGCTCTCTGACTGGAACCGATCGCGCCTACCTGGTTCGCCACGGTCAGCCCCCTCAAAGCATTCGGGGTTGTCACCGTGGACGCTGCCTTCGGCGCCAAGGGAGTTGTTGCAACTGCCTGCATAAAGGTTCCCGCTGGTGCTGTGAACGTCTTCACCTCCGGCAAAGCCTCGCTACGTCAGAAACCGTGCGCAGGTGGCAGGCCCACGCCGAGCTCTTGTATTTCGTCAGGCCCCTTTCTAAGTAGGAACTCGCCACGGTCGTCGAGGTTTCCCTTGCCGCTGCGGATCACGTCTGCCAGCACGTCACCTTGAGGTGTCTGGATCTGCATCCTGCCGGTTTCCGGATCGCGTCTTTCTCTAAGCCAGGGCTGCACTTGTTTAATTTCCTCGGGGTTATCAATCTGGAATGAACGGTTAAGGATTTCGACAGCTCCGTTAGTTGTGAAAGTCATTCCGTCCATCATTCTGCAGTAATCTGTTGTTCTTTGATCCAGGACACTCACCCAGGTGTAATAAGAGATTCCGGCCTCTACAAATGATGACACGCTCGCATAAGCTCGAGCACTTTGCACTCCAGCATTTGCGACCACGTTTGAATAGTTGGTACCATATCGAGCCCACAGCCCTGGGATCTGCTCCCTTAAATTCTTGCCGATCGCACGGTATCCGAGCCCCTGTCTCATCCCCCTGATAACGATCGCTTTTCCCTGCCTGCTTAGCTGCGTGTTCACGCGCCCCAGGTGATCCCTTAAAAAGAACCCTGGACGAGCTGCCAGGTGTTTTAATGCAACACGGTCGGCCTTGTTTACAGCAGCCGATATCCTGGGCAGGTAAGAGGTCTTCGCGAATTCCTTAGCCTGGGCAATAGCTTCGTAAGTATACCGGCCGGCAGTGACCGCCCAGGCTGCGGAAAGCTCTTTTTGTTCGGCCGGTTTCAATAATGTGGCGGCGCCGGCCTTTTCAAATACCCTTTCGACGTCTTTAACTTCCTCCCAGTTGACTTCTAGCATTTGAAGATATGTCTTCAGCTCTTTTTTCGACCACTTCAGATATTTCGCTCGCAATGCTTCAGAATATTCGTCCGCCAGTTGTTCGATCTGCGCCTGGGGTGTGAGCTTGATCATTAGCTCACCATTGCTTTGAAGGAATCGTCCGCCAGGGTCCTGATCGATGTGCTCTAATTTCTCCCAGACCAGTTGATCGACGTCCGCAAAACCGACAGCTCGAGCGATCGTTATGTCTCCGCCGGCAGACATTGCAGCACGGCGCGCCCTGGCCAGGGATACCTTGCCCAGGTGGCTTATTTGGGTCCCGTCGATCAGGGCGTACCCACTGACCGGCGCCACGTTGACGAGCTCGGTGTCGATTTTTCTGAAGGCCTTTTCACGATCGGCGCCCAGGTCCAGCCCAGGGGACATGAGGAATAACCCCTCAGACGGCCTTACATGGAATCCTCTGCAAAATTCACACATCCTATTTATGTTATAGCTGTTTTATAAAGAACAGACCAGAGCCTTCGTTAAGATAGCGAGGGCCATGGAAGCAGAACCATGGCCCCCTAACAACAGAAAGGAGAAGTATCGATATTTTTAAGGTAGTATAACTGAGAACTTTGTCAAGCCCACTGTCTGAGAGCCGCGCAGGCTGCCCAGGGTTCGGACTTGTCCCTAACCGTGGTCATGGCTGCCCAGGGGGTCGAGGCCGGCAAGCGCTCGTTGTGCTTTGCTATGTCGAAATTATTCTCAACGGCCCACGCTTCGACCTGGGGCTTAATCGGTTCGTCTGGGTTGACTTCCAAGCTCCGGAAAGCGACAACAGCCCCGTGCTTGGTTTGTTTCAAGAGAAACACCTGATCGGGCCCCTGCTTAATGTCGCTTTTAGGTATCGACTTTGCAGCCCTGGACCAGTCCCCTTTGTATTGTGTCGGTATTAATTTGCGTCGTCTGGTTTTCGGTACGGCCGACCGTTCCCCTAGTAAATCTCGGCTCATTTTTTCCAGCCCCTTTCTGAAGTGTAGAAAACACCAGCCTCTTTCATTTTCTTACTCAATTCTACTTTTGGAGGTCCGTCCCCCTGTTTTTCCCTTGTAGCATATCCCGAGCGGATCCGGAAACTTTCGCCGCATTTTACACAGCCACACTTCAAGGGTTTTGGCACCGTCGGCGCAGAGTCAGGGCCCTCTATGGTTGCGTGCAGGTGCTGCAGCCCGTTGCAAAAAGGACACCTGAGAATAATTGCCCCAGAGGGATCGCCGTTTTTGTATAGGTGGATCGTTATTTCGCCAGGCCTGGGGAAGGTGCCCTTCATTCGGCCGCGTTTGACTACCTTGAAAGGATATCGCTCAGACATCTTTAAAGGTCCCTCATACCTGCAGCCATTTCGGCCTCTTCCTGCTGTCTCTTTTCTATGTTCGCCACCAGTTTCTCAATCTGTTTAAGTCTCTCTTCGGTGTTCTCCGCTTCCTGCGGTTCTGCTGGTGGTGTGCCTTCGTCTTCGTCTGCAGGCGGTTCAGCGTCAAGCGCCAGTTGCGCCAGGGTGGCAGCGAAGGGGACATCGCCCCAGGCCGCCTCGATTTTCTGAAAGTCTCTGTTCAGCCATGTGGAATAAAGCTCGAGCAGTATGTTCGGCGTGAACGCGCCGCCCTTGATTCCCTGCTCAATAGCCTTTGACATTTCTTCGATGTTTGTGGCCTCGGGGCTGAGACTCTCGAATTTTATCAGCTTAACTCCTATCGACGGAAGCAATGTGTTATTGACCCACCAGTCAAACTTTCTTCTCAGTGGGCCATACACCTGCTTTTCGACAAGAGACATCACAGCGAGCGCCGTTGCCCTGTTCAAATCTGAGGGGATGTATCCGATCAATAGAAGCGCCTGCCTGAACGTGGAGCTCACCGCCTTTTTGTTGTTCTCGGTGTATTGCTGGAATAGGGCGTCCCCCTGCTGAAAGTCTGACAGGTTGACCCACTCCATATCTGGATTGTTTACTTCCTGCCCTGCCTGGCTGGACTTCGCACTCGCCTGGATCACTAGGGTCCTGTGATGATTCCCAGGCCCTTTGGTTTTCGACCTGAGAGCTTCCTGGATCCGCTGCACCGAGGGATCGTTGAGCTGTCCTCCTGCTATCAGTAAGGCCGCGTCTGGGATCGCATGGTTCTCAAAATAAGCAAGGTCGGCCTCAGCCGCCGCTCGGTTCCCTATAACCCCAGTGATTAGGCCAGCCCAGCGAGCCATTCCTGCAGGCGTCTTCGGCGAGTAGATAGGGAAAAACACGAGCTCGGTTGCAGGCTTCGCCTTGGGTTCGTCCTCTTTCATTTTCTCATAGTCTGGAGTGAAAGCCACGGTGCCCCGCTTTTGCCCCTCCGACGGAGCAACCTTTTTCATGTATACCTTACCGGTTTTATCTGACACCAGGCGGGGATCGTTCAGGTCCTTAAAATATTTTGTGGTTCCGTTGGCGCGCTGGACATAGCGCCGGAATCGAACCGGCTCAATCACTGTTCTGGTTTCAATTTCTGAGACCCACTCATCCCTCTCCACTTCGAACTCTTCCCCCTTCGAAGTCATGGGTAAGACTGTGTAACCTGCGACAGGCTGCAGGCGCCTGATCTGCCCGTTGGAATCGCGCCTTACCTCCCAGTAACCACGGCCGATCGCTTCCTGGTCGATCCGTTTGCGTTCCCTTAGATCCAGGAAAGAGAGCTCGGGGTGCACGTTTCGGAACCAGGCCTTTGCCGTGTGCATTTCTCGCTTGGTTCTGGTGTCAATTTCCTCTATCTGAGCTCTAACCTCTGCGTCGGTGGGTTCCTTGATTTTTATTTTATCTATTTGCGCTTGGCGCTCCCTGGGGGTGTATTTAATCCCCTTGTCCTTTTCTTCCTTATCTAGCCTGGCGTTTGTCGCTGTTACTGCGTCGGCCCAGTTGGCTGCGTCCATTGCGTTCTTTACTTCCTCGAAAGCCTCTGCTGGTTTGGATGTATCGATTTTAGGTAAGAGGAGGTGTCCATTTCCTTCGATGTTCGTGGCGTACGCGTCGATATTTTGGCGCAGGCTGTCGCTTATCTCATAGAGGCTCATCATGGATTCGGGATCCAGGATAGGATCGACGGCGCCGACCCCTTGCCATTCGTCCTCTTGAGCAGTCATCGACTTGAGAGCTGTGGCTTCGTCTTCGTGCCGGCCGGTAATCACCAGCGCTTTTATGAGCGCTTGCTTGACTGTTCTTATTTCGGCGTCACTGCCGACTTCAGTGACCTTCACGTCTGTCTCTTTGCTGCCCTTTTTACTGTTTGCCATGGTGTTACCTTCTCCTAAAAAACGATTACCTCAACTTCTTGATTGTCCTTTTTCCATTGATACTGGTCAAGGTAATACCTGCGGATCCCGTCCAATAGTTGCGAAAATGAGTCTGCCATATCATCATGATCGGCGGGGAACTCAACGAGCTCATAGACTAGATTGCCTCTGCGCTCATCGAATTTCTCGTTATCTGCGTCCAGGTGTGCAGCAAATCTTACATGGTCGTTCTCTAAAAAGGGAGTCACTCCGTCGAGGCGCTGATATTTTGACCCCCTGGGCGTAACCGGTTCGAGAATCCCCAGCAATTCTGGGTAATCTTCTAAGACTCTCTGATCAAGAGATTCGTTGCCGGCAATCTCCACCAAGACTCTGAACGGCTTATATCTCTGATATTCCTTGTAAATCATTAAAGCCTGCTGCGCCTTGGTAAGTTTGGCGCGCCAGGCATCGACGACCCTCACCTTTTTCGATATTGGATTGACTGCGCCTGTGGTACTAGCAAAGAAATCGTTGGCCTCCTTGAGCCCTGTGGCCACGTCGTACGATGTGAAGAAAACCCAGCCTTCCTCCATCATGGATCGGATATCGAAAATATCGTATTTGACCCAGGCTTCCTGGATCAGCCTGTCAATATCGGCGATCGGTTCGTTTTTGTATCCACGCGCCCAGGCGCTGGGGGACATGGTCGTCCTTTTGTCCCTGAGGCTCGCCTCTGAGATTTTGTCTGGCCACATAGAGCCGAACCCGTTGCCCCCCTTTATCTGGTAGAATAGCTTTTTGTAGGCGCCGCTTTTCATCACCTTGTGGCTGTTGTCGTCGCGATGGTAAAGCGTACAGATATAAATTATTTGAGAGTCATCATGTACAAGGTTCATCCAGTCATTTTCCCAAGAGCCGATCACTTTCTGCCGGTGCCCTGGTTTTATGATCGCATTCTGAAGGCTCACGATGTCGTCTGCCAGCAGCAGATCGCAACGCGCGCCCGTGATAGATGAACCGATTCCTTTGCCCTCGAGGGAAGGCTCCGGATCGATGATTTCCCTTTGCACAAAAATCGAGTGCATGGCCCAGCCGGTTTTTTTGTCTGGGCGCAGGTGAGGAAATACCTCTCTGACTTTCTGGTTTTTCTCTATGGTTTTCTTGATTGTTTCCAGGCGTTTGATCGCTGTGGGGTCGTCGGCGCAGACTATCTTAACTCGAAGGTTCGGATTGCGTCCCAGGCGCCAGACTATATAAGGGAGAATGATCGACGTTTTCCCGTGGCCACGTGGCGCAATGATTATTATGCGCCGGTTTTCCTCCATGGCCTGGATCCACTCTTCATGATACCACTGAAGCTCGAATCCCTTCCCACTGACTGGGTCGACGTAGCAATACTCTAGAAAACAAGCGAAGTCATCCCTACATTGCTGCAGGTGAACCTCTTTGATCCGCAGCGCCGCCTCTTTTAAGAAAGCGATGCGTTCCCGTTCCTCTATGCTGTCGACGTCTTCGAATTCATCCACTGCAACCAGGTGGCGAACCGGTGGCTTGAATCCCTTATGCAGAGCTCCGACTTTTTTTTTGTCGTAATGCCCAGACGGATAAAGTGGAGTCGGTTCGAAGAACCTATCGACGGCCGCGCTCATCTATCAAGGGCGCCTGGGGTAATCACCACGCAGAGCTCCAATGATCAGGTGCTCGCAGTCTGGTCCTATCACCTTGTTTTTCAGCATCCAAGACAGGTAAGAAGTGTCTAGCTGCTGCAGCGAGGTTCCTTTGTTCTTGCCAAATGTCAGGACAACCCTGTCCCCCTCCCATTTGAGCTTGCCGGCAAAGTCGACCGCGTCCGGATCTCGCACGTGCGCCCACAGCCCCTCGGGATCCTCAGGCAAGTCGTCGTATTTCCTGAACTGCCCCTCTAACACTGCCATGGTTGCTTTGACGTCGGCGAGCGCGTCGTGGTGATCCTCGAACTCCTCGCCGGTGTAATACTTCACGGCCGAGGCCAGGTCCCTGGGCTCATAGTGGAAATATATCTTCATTGCGTCGACGATCTGGAAGTCCAGGCGCATGGCATAGCCAGCCCTGTCGAATTCGTTGATCAAGAGTGGGATGTCGAACCGCGCCACATTGTAGCCTGCTAGGTCGCAGTTTTTGAAAAACGAAGCGACGTCTGCTGCTGCCTGTTTGAAGGTCGGCGCGTCCTTAACCATTGCGTCGGTGATCCCGTGAATCTCGATCACCTCCGGCGGTATCGGCCGCTCGGGATTGATCAGCAGGTTTATCTCGCTAGTGTCCCCCAGCTCAGAGTCTCTGTGTCCCTCGGGATATACCTTCACAGCAGCGATCTGAACTATGCGATCCTCGTCGACTTTGGCGCCCGTGGTTTCCAGGTCGAAAAACACAAGCGGCCGCTTCAGTTTCAGTCTTTTCATGCTTTGCCCCTTTCAGATTTTCAGGCCGACTTCGTCGGCGTACTTCAGCGCCTTTGCCCTTAGCTGGGCAGGCGTTAATAAATATTGAACCCTCCAGTTTGGATTGTCATCCTTTAACCACCCTTTCCTTAATTGTTCTGGAGTGGCGCACATTGCTTTACAAGAGTTTTTCAGCCTGGTTTTATACATCGCCGGCGCCACGATCTGCACGTGTTTCGTGAAGCCAGGACCACCAAAGAACCAGTCCTTAAACCTAGAGAACCGTTCCCAGTATTCGTCTTTGAGTGGCAGCACTCCGAGGGGGTGCGCAGGTCCTGGAATGAACCCGTGAAGGTTCATCATAATGACCCCCTTGTCCAGGGTGACTTTTATCATATCGATCAGCCCTTGGAATTCTGCCCAGTCGGCGTCTGTCTCGCCTGGCAGTCCGACGACATAGAAAAGCCTCACTCCCACCCCTGCGTCGGCCGCTCGTTTGCAGAGCTCGACCAGCCCCTGGTTATCTACCCGCTTTCTTACCGCCCGTCTAAGGCGTTCTGAGACCCCTTCGACACCGACACGAATCGACTTCATTATTTTTCTATCCATGTTCATTTTTTTCAGAGCAGAATAAGAGGCTGAGACAAATTGCTGCTGTCCTGAAAATTCGAAATTGTCTGCGGCGCCGTCGTTTGTTATCACCGCGATCCGTCGGTTTCTTTTTTCCAAGTCGAAGATCTGGCGCTGGACCCTTGCTGGGTTCGGATTCGGTAAGTATTTCTGCTGCCAGCCAGTCTGACAAAAAAGACATTTTTTCTTGCACCCCCTGGATCCCCACACCCTCACCGTTCCGTCTGGGTGATTAAGAGGAGGGCAATCCCAGGGGAACGACTGCGAAGGAATAACCAGCTTTTCTTCGCCACGTCGCCACACCTCAGGAAGAGACTCTGCAGCTTCCAGCCCCTCGGTCAGTAGGGTCCTCATAAAATTCTGCCCCTCACCGACGCAGATCAGGTCGACCACTTTCTCGAATACCGCAGGGGACCAGGCGCCACCCCCTCCCAGGATAACTCTGGATCGGCCGTTCCAGTATTTCTTAAGCTGGGTTCTAAGACCAGGCACCCCCTCAGGCGCCGACACGGTGCACAGCAGAACGTCAGCCACTTCGGGAGGGCATTCCTTCACACCAGCTCTTTCGAGCTCCCACTGCAGCCAGGTCGCAGCGAGCCCCCTGTGCTCTCTTTTGGAGTAGTTTGAATCTATTATCCCGATCCTCATTCGATGCCCTTCAAAAATACCTGTTCGATGCTGTCGGCGTAATCCGTGCCGGCCTCGAATTCTTTTTGTAAATGCTCGAGCACTTTCTGCCCCGTGTCGCTGGTCACCCTTGTCTCAATGCTGCCTATTCTTATCGGCATATTGCTTGAGTTTTTGACACCTTCCCAGGTGCTGCTCACCCCCTGCCCTTTTTTCTCTGTGGACGTGTCACCAAAGGCGCCGTCTGCTGGTGGCGCCGCTGTCATTAAGTCCTCAATAGAGGGCCCGTCAAAACCGGTGAGATCCATGTCCTGCAGGACCCCAGAGTCAAGGTGTCCCAGTTCCTCTTTGACAAGGCCCCTGTCCCACTCTGAGAGTTCTGTGATCGCATTGTCTGCCAGCCTGTCGGCGCGCTCCATTTCCTCGCTCTCATAGTCTTGGAAATCGACTGGGACCTCTTTTGCTTGCATGAGCACCGCCGCTGCGTGCCGGCCGTGTCCGCGTACCACGAACCCAGACTGGTTCGAGATAGTGATCGGACCCCGCCAGCCGTGCCCGTTGATCAGCTTGGCGAGAATAAAAATTTGATTGTCTGGGTGCTTGTTTGCGTTCCTGGGGTACAGCTTCACTTTGTCGAGTGGTATGATCGCGTCGTGCGCACAATGCACTCGCACCCCGTCGGCGTATACTGGGGCCCCCGTCTGTGGTTTCTTTTTCGCTGCCGGTTTCTTTTTCGCTGCCGGCTTCTTTTTGGTTTTCTTTTTGGCTGTTGCCATGGTGTCAACCTTTCAATGGTAACGCGTGCAGGGGCAAGCAGTTGTCCCTATTGCAGCTAACATGGAGCCTTTTCCCCATGCTCCCATTTTCAAAATAATAATATAGAGTTCCCTCGTTGCAAACAGGGCAGATCATGTGCCCCGTTTTCTCTGTTGTTGAGCTGCGGTTCTGGTCCACTATGCGGATCAGATACTCAGGCGATAT